TTGATTACCTCGGAAGTCCAGTCTCTGCTCGACACGCCAGCATCCTTACCTTGCTCTTCATTTATGTTCTCGCTTGTTACGTTCGACACGCCAGACACTCCACTGACTTCTACTCCGGCATCGACACGCCGGTCTTCGACACGCCGGGTATCTACCACCGCATCGCCCTCCTGCACGTTCTCCTTGCCGACCTGCGCTGTGGCGTCCACAGAGGGCGTGTCACCGCCGATCAGACCGGCAGCAGTACCAATGCCCTGCATCGCGCTACAGCCGCTGAGAACGGCGCACAGGGCCAGCACGGCCAACCCTTTTGTCTTCATATCTCATCCTCCCTCTGAACCGCCACCAGCCCCAGTGAGTCGATATGCTCTTGCACATCAGCTAGCCGGTGGTCGATGATCACGGCGATATGGTCGGGCGATACCGTGACCGGGGCACCGCCGTTGATCCTGTCCTCGATAACCAACAGCGCCTGTGCCCGCTTGGCCGCTTCGAGGTCCACGGCTGGGGCATGATCCGGGGCGACCAGCGGCTGTGACGCCAGCACGACAAACACCGGCTTGGCGACGGTGCTGGCGATGGCGTACAGGTTGCCCGAGGCGTCCTGATAGCGGGCGGGGCCGAACGTCTGGTCGTCGGCGGAAGATTCGCCCAGCACGAGCGCGAGCTGGTTGGCATCCGAGATGTGGGCCTCGGGGACGGCTATTGTCACGCTGTGGGTGTATTCAGTTTTCATAGTGTGATACCGCCCTGTCCGCGCATATAAGCGTTGAGCTGTTCTCTTTCTGCGTCCGATGTCGGGGTATTAGTGCGAAATACAAGACCGAACATTTTGCCCGGCATAATATCGCCACGATACCCACGGAACAGGCTAAGGCTGCCCGAGCCAGGTGACCGCACCAAGTCGCTTGCAACCACCTGGTGCTGAACCCCCGTCCACTGCTCACCAACATGGTGGCTAGCATCCGGGTTATACCCCGCCCAGCCCACGTATTTTGTATTAGCGGCAGGTAAGACTTCAATTCTGTTTGAATATGAACCAACTAATTCAAAACGTGAATAAATTGTCCTATCTCCACTTGCTCGCGTGTAATCCTCTAGCCGGTTAGCATTCGTGGCCACGGGGTCGCCCCCTTCACGCAAAAACCGCCACGGTCCGGTATAATTGGCGTAAGCGTCCTGAGAGATGGCATAGGAAACGAACCAATGTTCTGTCATCGTAAACACGGGCGAATCCATCCATGAGGTTGCACCCTCCAGCCAGTGCAGCACCCCATCTGTGCGGTAGATCGGCCTCGACGCTGAGACACTCTGCGTGGCGTGGTTGTCATTGCCCGACTGGTCAAGCATCAGCCCCACCGGATCACCGTCCGCCGTCACAGGCGTCGTCCCGGCAGCGTCCTTAAACAGCACCTGCTGGCCCAGCACAACGGGCTTGGGTACATACATCGCCCCGGCCTCGCCGTTGCCGAAAAGGGAGTCGATGAGGGCGCGGAGGGGGGCGGTGGTTCCAAAGACAGGAAGTATAGTAGGTGTCTTGTACCTCTGCCACCCTTTGAATCTGTATCTATTTCCCATAACAGCTCCTTATTTTGATACAACAATATCAAAACTGCTTACAGGGAAATCTGGGGAGACCCTAGCGTAAGCTGCACCAGTACCTGGTCTTACAAATAATGTCCCAGCCCTAATAGGGTGATATGCAGAATCAACAGTTGGTGAAGCCTCTTGTACAGTAACTTCTGCGTAAGCAAGGTGCAACAGTTCACAGGTGAAATCTTCTCCATCAGCTGCAATCTGGACCCAACCGTCCTCTTGATTGATTGTATATTTCTCTGTGCTCATAAAATCTCCTAAGTAACAAGAAACCCTGCCCCATACGGTACTTGACCAGGGACAGGGCAACAAAAGTTCTCCTTATTCTTACGACTAGCTCTTACGGGCTAGAAGAGATAGTTGATCACCTCCTTAACTCACTGCTTACACAGGAGTGACAGTAACGGATACCATTGCGGCGCCATCCCATTCGGGTGCATCACGCTGCCAGTCATCGGTAGCTGCTGAACCAGTAGCGAAGTACAGGTAAAGCTCACCGCCAGCCTCTTCCACAACGATACCAGCACCCTTCCGCTTACCGGACAGGTACTCTTGGTTGATGGGGTCAGCGGCATCAGCGATTGAAGCTGCGGGGACTACCGTGTACGGGAACGCAGTTGCGGTAGTGTCGAACGATTTGTTCTGAGTAAGATCACCAGTAATAGGCATGTTGATTCTCCTTCTGAATTGGATTGGACTGACACGACCTCGACCTCCCAGAAGGAGTCAGGCATACCGGGACTACCACTTCCTCAGTAGAGGAAGAGGGAAAGGTGCTAGGGCACCCAGGACTACTAGGACGTACTAGACGCCCTGGTATACTAGGACTACCTAGACTACCTGTTATTCCTTGTTTTCCTTTTGCCGTCCTTCTATAGTGAGACGAAACTCCGTAAGTCGTTGTCATCTATGGATTTTCCTGATTTTCTACCAGCGCCTCCGAGAACGCCTTTGAGGGCGGGCAAACCTATTCATATCCTTGGTGATAGGTCCACCTTCGACGCCAAGATGACGCCTACGTTTCTTCGGATCGCGCATGATCTCTTGCATTTCGAGGGCTTCCCTCTGGTGCTGCTTCGCTAACTTGCTGCTGTAGTCATAGTCGATCTCCTGTACCAGCATCCGACAGGCAGATGCCAGGGCTTCGATACGGTCATCGTGCTTCAGGCAGCCACGGTCGTATGTGATGTTCGCCATCTGGTGAAAGAGCTGGAACGTCTTGCGCTGCTCAGCCGGGTAGTGCGCTGTGCTTTCCAAGTCCTTGTCCAGCAGCTCACGGTTCACCACCAGGCGGTGCGAGGACATGAGGGGTTCCAGGGTGTCGATGATCCTGACCTCCTTCTGACCGGTGCTGTAGTCTTCCTCGATGGTGCAGGGATGATCCCGCTCGAACATGGGCTTCAGGATCGCCATGTGCGCCCCGTGGCCGTAGTTCTTCTCGATGTAGACCTCATGTACACCTCCCCGCTTAGCGGCCCGCACAAGCTCCTGTAGGCCCGTCTCGTCGTACCCGCCAGGGACTCCGCCCATGTCGTACAGGTACAGCAGGTTCCCGAGCTGGAACACGATGGCATACGCCGTCTCGTCACCGTTCGCGCCGCCACCGGCAGGGTCGATGTACATGACCCGGCGCTCAAACGGCAGCCACTCATACGGCTTGGGGATCGGGGCGTAGAACTTGTCCGTGTCCTTTGAACCTGGCCGCAGAACCGTCTGTACGCGGTTCTCAGGCGAGTTATTCCATACCGGGAGGGCTGGCCCCTCCTTGTGCCCGAACGCCGTGACGATCAGATTTGACGGCTTCAGAGGGAATCGCTCTTGGTCCGTGAGTCTGGTGTTCAGCATGAACTGGAGCTGGAACTTGGCCTTGCCCTGTGAGACTTCCTTCTCAATCAGGGTCTCGTCGTCAAACATCTCAGGACAAGTGGGCGCACCAGAGCTACCAGTCGGACCGTAACCCTCACGCAAGCTGGGATCGGCAAGCATCCTCTCCCTGATACTCGGAGCCAGGAACTCTCCATACGCTTCCTCTTCCGCTACAGTAGGGTAGCGTCCAGGCCAGATACGAATGTCGTACCCACGACCAGGGAGGTTGTTGTACATGGAATCCATGGACTGTGGAGTACCGAGGTACAGAATGTCACCATGCTGGTTGATCGACTCGAACTCTTTAGCCTGCTCTTCCAGCCACTCTCGTCCTGTGACGGTACGGCTGTTCTGAAGACTCTCAATGTCGTCAGGGATCAACAGGTCTGCACGAGCACCCTGGGCACCAGAAGTGATCGAGTAGCAAGAGACTGACGGTGACTTGTCGCCACCCTTGAATACGTGATGAATGTCGAAGGCTTCCGTGCTATCCCTGTCACCTGCATTCCGGTCGGGAAGCATGAACTCAAGGAAGTCGAGTTGCTTGAATATCTTGACAACCCACCCTGAGATTTCGGTAGCACGCTTGCTCGTCTGTGAGAAGATGACGATACGGAAGTGAGGCATGTGTATAAGGGTGAAGGCAGCGAAGATGCCAGCCAGCGTAGTCTTTGCCTGACCACGCTGAGCCTGCACCATCCGGTACTTCTTCCCTGTCAGCATGTATTCCAGTATGTCTGCCTGGGAAGCATTAAGGTCAGGTCGACCAGGGATCAGCTCCTTAATGCAAATCTGTGCAAACTCAAGGAGACCCTCCACTGTATAAGGGAAAGTCTCCTGTAGAGTCTGCAAATCCTCCCACATCTTGAGCTTCTGTTCCAAGCTCAGTTTGCTCATCCGATACCTTGCTCCTTAGCTTCTCGCTTGAAGTCAAGTACCTTCTTACCAGACCGTTCCTGAATCTCTTTCAGTCGAGCCTGGAGCGGGCTATTGGAATCCTGGGAGTCAGGTGCAGCGAAGACTCCATTGTCAAGAACCCACTTACCCATAGCCTGTAGAACCCGATGGTCAATAGCCATGTCAGGGTCCATACCATCCTCAATGTTCTTCAGGATGGCTTCGGCCTTACGGGTGTATAGCTGTGTTACCAGCTTACTTAGGAACCCGACCTCCGTTTCAGTTGTACGTCCTGCCATTCTTTTCTCTCCTTATGTTTTCTGTGAGCCTGCCTCCATTTATATACCAAGAATGAGCCCTGGAGAATGGTGTACGTGATAGTGGCAATGTACATCCAATCTTCCATCCCAAGTCCAAGGAAGCTGGCTGCACTTACACCCAAGGGAGGGGCGACCCGAAGGCCGCCGTCCACTGCTTGAGAGACTGTGCTAGACATTATACCTCCTTACATCAGGAAGCCCTGGAACCAGCAGCGGGCCTCGTTCCCGCCATTGGCACCCAGCAGCTTCTGCGCCCCGTTGTGCCACACCTCCACGGTATCCCCTTGGACGAGGCGTCGAGTCATGGTCTGAGTGACTGAGACATACCCGGTGGAGTCGTCTCCAAACTTGTTCATGAACTGTGCAGGTACGGCACGGCTGGAACCGTTGACTCGGAACATCGCGTTCAGGCCGGAGTCCAGGTTGGTTCCCGATTCCTTCAGGAGGGAGAACGAGAACTGATACACGCCGGTCACGGGTGCCATGAACTTGCGGGTGGCCGTGCTGTACCCACGGCTGCCTGCCACGGTGCTGTCGAAGTTCACCAGGAACGAACCCGCCTCATCCTGGAACTCAGCGTCGAGGAACGCTGAGAAGAACACCACGTCGTCCGGGTTGCGGTACTTGAACCCACCCAGGCTGGCACTCTCCAGGAACCCACCGCCTCCGCCGCCTTCCTTCTCGGCGATCCAAACGATCTGTCCATTGGGGTCGAATGCCTCGAAGTTCCCCGGTGAACCGTCGCCCCATGTGATGGCGTTCAGGTACACGGTGGTGCCGGCATTGGGCACAGAGAAGTAATTCCCGGTGTTGGCCCCGATGTCCGCGAAGTGGATGCCGTTGGCGACCAGCTGCCCACCTTCCACGATGATGGCTGCATCATTCAGGTCAAAGTCGTTGACCTTGATGTTGGACAGCGAGACAGTACCGCCCAGCTGAACCATGAAGCGGCGGATGCTCTCTCCCCATGCGTTGACGTTCGTGATAGTCCACCTGCCAACGGTCTCGTCCAGATAGAAGCCTGCCGTATCCGAGTTGGCTTGGTTGGACGGGATGATGGTGCAGTTGACCATCTCGATTCCGTTCGGGTTCGCACCGTTGTTGGACAGTACGCTGTACTGGTTAAAGTCGAAGGCGCAGTCGCTGATCTTACCGTAGGCCACGTTGGACCCTCGACCGAAGGTGATCCCGGTGTTGGTCCCGTAGAACAGGCAGTCCGTGAACACGAAGTCGTCAGCCCGTCCGACCTCCACACCAACCGCGTTCTCTTGCATGAAGTACACAACGTGGTTGGGATCATCCCAATGGGTAAAGAAGTCCTGACGATGCCAGTACCCACCAATATCCAGGCGAGTCAGGCGATCCACCTGGGTAGCTTCATCAATCTTCACACCGAAGCGAAGGGGCTCCATAGCAACATCCACGATGTTCATGTTCTGGTGACCACCAGTGGCGTCGATGCCAATGCTGGGGTTCATCATGAGGACGTTGCGGATGTTGACGATGTTCGCACCCTGGCTCTGAAGCCGGATGACCGGAGGATACAGGTCCGGCGGGTTAGTCTCTACCTGATCCATGTGATAGAAGTTGATACCCAGAACAGAGCATCCATCGCGGATGAGGATAAGCTGTCCTGTCTCTGTACCTGCTGCTGTGTTGTCGATCAGGAAAGTGTGACCAACGTGCCAGTCGGAACTGTTCTGCGTGTACAGGTTGGGTACAAAAAGTTCCTCTGCTCCCTTCAGCTTGGTGTACCTCGGCATGTCGAGGGTGTGCTGTACACGGTAGCCCAGGTCTGACCAGGGTACGGTGACGAGGTATACCGCATCAGAGGAAGCAGCATTCAGGGCTGCCTGAATAGCTGAGGTGTCGTCAGTGACACCATCGCCCTTGGCACCAAACTGCTTTACACTGTACCCATTGTCGCTCCTGAGAACCCAGCGAGTACCTCCAGCATCAACGATGATTGACCCACCGTTGTCTGAAGCTGAGCTTGTGCTGTCCTTCTGGTACAGGCCACCACCCCCGTCACCAGCAGCGTAGTACCCAAGCACCTGCACGAAACCAACAGGAGTGTTTTGCACAGTCCTCAAGTCACTGATAGTAGAAACAGAGATAGAAGGTCCAGTGACAATCTCTTCTACCTTCCTATTAGAGCCTCCTAACGACTCTACCTCATTTACCCTTAAACGACTTACCATTAAAGGACTCCTTCATCAATAGTAATAACCCCCGTGAAGGTTTTATCACCTGCGAAAGTCTGTGTGCCAGTAGAAACCAGACCTGCGCTAGTCTCATCAGCATTAGGGATGACGACAGCACCAGTCTGACCGTTTACGCTATCCACGGCACCTGAGGAAATCTCGGTGTACGAGCTACCACCCCAACGGTACGTCTTCCCAGTGTCGATGGCGACATAAATCTTACCAGTCTCGCCAGTCGTCGGGAAGTTAGCCTGAGTGCTGTACTCAAGGATGTCATCAACAAAGGAGGGAAGCTGCGTTGAAGGGACTTTACCTGTACCATCCAGCCCCGCGTATCCGTTAGCTGCTCCCTTATTGGATTGGCTCTCGTAACCAGCGATGGAGTGGTCGCCCCATCCGTAGGCAGTATCCAGGTTGCTCTTGTCCGTACTGGACATATAGCCATCTTGGCTGGTGGTCGCCGGCTGAATCTCGATAACCGGGTCAGAAGTAGTCCCGCTGATTACGATAGGTGCAGTAGCAGAGATAGACTTGATAGCCCCTGCCTGGTCGATGTTCGCAATAACAACACCGCCAGGATTCACACCATCATGAAGTCGTATGTTATTAGCTTCTGTATCAACTGACAGCGATCCATTCGGACCTGTGTATGCGTCGTTTGCTGCGGTGTTTCCTCGAATAAACTGAATCATTATAACTCCCCGTAATCGTAGTTTCCTGAGAATGAGCCATCGCCATCACTAGCTCCCTGTTTTTCTCCCTCTGCCACTGTCCAGTAAGAACCTTCCCCAACTACCACTTCTTCGTTGATAGTGAGTTCGGGTCCGAATGACCAGGCATTCTTGTTGCTGGGTATAGTGACAGGTGCATTCACTTCCTGATCGTGCCAACTGATGGGAGAAAAGGAAGCAGCAGCAGCTAGGACAGGAAGTATCTCTTCAAGAGTCTTACCATCAAATAGCAGCTCTCCGGTGTCTAGCTTACCCACATTGCTAATGTCTTTTCCTTCCATGTCAATCCCTTCACTGAACTTTACGTTCGTGAGGAACTTGAAGCCTTCTGGAAAGAAACCATCCAACGCTTCATGGATTATGTACAGTGACTGCAAGAAGCTGTTGTTAAGCGTATCCTGACCAAAGTTGTTCCCTCTTCGGAAGTCAGCATACGGCCTATCTTTTGGCATTACCCTTCGGATCAAGATGACAGCCCCATCCGCTGGGGCTGAAGCGATCTCTATTGTGTTTGCGCTTAGGAAAGTGAAAGGCACAGAAATGTCATTGACTGTTACAACAACATCGTCCTTCCTGATATATCCCTCATCCTGACCAACGAAGGAGAAAGTAAAAGCCTTGGTGATGCCGTCACCAATATGCTCTGTGTAGCTTAGCGCCATAGACTTCCTCCTATGTCTTCTATAGTGGTCCTATTCAACAGCCTTGTTGGCGATTGCCATGGCTGTCCCGATTGCTGCTGAGTTCAGGAGAGGTGCCATTCCCCTTGCCTCCTTCAAGGTTTCCATGGCTTCTTCGCTATCAGGTGAGAGGATAAGACCCAAAGCACTACGTCCCACGTTTGCTGCATCCTCTGCCACGCCAATAGCTGGCACCAGATTGGACAAGGTAAAGGGTCGGCTGCCTGCCCTACCGAGGTACGTATCCTCCGGTGCAGGGAGTAGGTTGCTTGCGTAACCGAACTCCATACCCATACCTGCCAGACCCAGGTGCGGAGTCATGTTCACCACACCAGTTGATAGAGCGAGCGGGCTGGTGTACTGCTCCCACTTCTCTTCAGGGTTTTCGTCAAGCTGGGACCGAATCCAGGCACGAGAGGTGTAAGCACCCATTGCAAGCATCACACCGAACATGGTCTTCAGGAACATACCGATGGTGTCCCCACGGAGACCCGCGGCAAGCTGCTTCTCGATAGATATGATGCTGAACGAGCGGAACTGAGTGACTAGCTTACCAAGCTCCTTGCTCATCCAGATAGGCGTCTCACCCACGAAACTGCGCTGCATGTTACGAGACAGCATAGTGGTCATGGCAACGCCAAGGTCTTCACGAAGGTCAGTAGGCAGGTGCTTTCCTGAGAATACACGTACCTGCTTCCCATCCATCTCTACGTACTCAGGGTTCTCCCTGATACTGCGGAATACCTCATCAATCTGGTCACGACGAAGACCAGCTCGCTCCATCTCATCGAAGTCCCTTTGCTTAGGCTTGAGGTCACCATCAGCAATACGGATCATCCGGTCCTGCATAGAGCGAAGAAGGACGTTCTCAAGACCATGCTGAACACTACGGAAACCAGACAAGAGCTGGGACTTGTTACTCACCCAGCCTGTGGCATTGTTGAAGATACGCTCAACCTTACCCTGGTTGTACTCATCCATGGTCTGTAGGGTGTAGTTGTTGTCCTTGATAGAAGACCCGAGCTGACCATAGGCACCAACTAGGTTACCGACACTCTGCAAATCCTTGGACTCACGAATCTTACCGAAGGAAAGGAAGTCTCTAGCCCTGGTGTTGCGGAGGGTGGTGACCACGCCCATGTTTACAAGCTGGTTACTTGCCTCGCCTACAGAAGCAAAGCCATTCCACTGGAGAGCTACAAGATTGGTAATCTTACGAGCAACCCTTGAACCTTTGATAGCCAAGCTGACGTTGGTGTCCAGGCTCTCTCCGTACAGCAGCTTAACGCTATCTCGGATGGTCTGGATTTCATCAGTAATGTTGTCGAAGCGTTCCTTGAAATCCTCCTTCATGATAGGCAGGTCTTGCAGCTCTGACTCTGTGACAGTACGTTGTCTGCCATCCTGCACAACCTCGTACTTCATCACCTTCTGACGCTTACCATCTACAGTGTCATTTACCCGCTTAGCTCTGATGCTGATCCCTCGCTCAGAGGCTTCATTGAACAGTGCGTTCTTGGCAGTAACCTCAGCGTCATCAAGGACACGAGTAAGCTCACCACGACTCTTGAAGCCAGCCCTGGCAAGAGCTGCACCAGCAGCAGCTTCCTGAGCATACCGCTGAGTCACGTTGATACTGGTATCCAGAATGTCAACCATCCGAAGAGTATCGTCCGCCTGGTACGTCATGCTTGCACCAAGGGACAACTTAGCCCTGTCTGAGACACTATGCTCAAGCTCAGTTCGTTCGATCTCTTCAAGGAACTCGTCAATCTGGTTGGTGGGTACACCAGCCTCTTCCATGTCACTACGCAGCGCACCAATATCAGCCTTACTGAGTGCGTACTTGGAGGACTCAGAATCAGACAGACCCTGACGCATCACCCTACGGTACGTAGCATTGGCCACCATGCGTGCGCTGTTCTCCCTGAGCTTGAACCTACCGTTCATGTAAGCCCCGGTAAGAAGATCGAGCACACGATCAACGCCATGCGTGGAGACCATCTCCTGCATCTTGTTGAAGTCGGGCAGGAAGGACCAGTAAGCCTGGTGATCCTCAACATTCTCGAAACCAGCTTCTCCAGCTTCCTTGCGAATCTTCAGGGCTTCCCGAAGAACGTCACGGCGAGCCTCGGCTGCTTTCCTGATAGCCTCACTACCCTGGTCGATACCACGGATTTGCAGGACAACGGCATTGTCAAAGTCCTTGGTCGGACCTTCCTCTGCCATGTGCAGTCGCAGCGGGTTAATGCCGATCTCCCTGGCCCACTCATCCCTGGCCACGGCCTCACGACCACCCTCGGCATTCACCAGTCGATCATGGAAGTTCACGACACGGTGCGCTGCGGAGATATGCCCGCGAGCCTGAGCCTGCGGGTCCGCCAGAATGGTATGTGCGATCCCCTTAATGATGTTGCTCTCGCTGCCCATCAGCTTGCTGTACGTGCTGGACAGTCGCTTCATGCCAGCTCCCGCCATACGGCGAAGCCTGTCACGGTTCGGGAGGGCTGCACCGACACGGTTCATCTCGAACAGTTGGTCCTCAGTGTCGAGGTTCCCTGACTCAGCATAGGCATCCTGCGGATCACGGACGCCCTCAACGCGGGCAGCTCCCACGGATGCCGTGTCTGCCTCCTGTGCTGCTCCCTCCGGGCGACGGACTTCGGCCTGGGCCTCTGCATCGGCTCGGGCTTGGCGGGCCTCCTGCGCCTTCCTGGCGGCGTCTCGCACGATGCGGGACTCGTTACGGTTCAGCGGTGACAGGTCTTCCTGCTGCATCTTCTCGATGCGCTCACGGAACCTTTCAGGAATCTGTCCCTGTGCCAAGCGGCTAATGTCAGCCCATGCCTCTCGGGCAGGCAGGTCTTCATCCAAAGTGCGCTGAAGCTCAGCCATCCTGGCCTTAATCGGCTCAAGTCTAGCCTCGATCTCGGCAATCCTGGCCTGCCTGGCCTGTGCTGCCTCCCTACGGAGACGAGCTGTGCCGCCTGAATCGGGACGAGGGATTGCCTCTTGCTCTTGGCGAAGTCTCTGAACGTCCCGCTCAAGCGACCTTACCTCTGCCTCCATGGGTTTCCTCTCCCCACGGGACAGTCTTTGCTGTGCCACAGGGAGGAGTTCGTCAATGAGGCTTTGCCTAGCGTCGATGCTGGTGAGGTATTCGATGCTC